ATGAAAGCCAAGTTTCTCATCATAGGATACTTGTTGTTGGCCATAGCCTCTTGCACTTCAAAGGTGAAAGTCGTTGAGTCTGTCGAAACGCCGTCATCAGAACTGTGCGCCATCGACAGCCTGATGTGGCGGCAGCCCGACAGTGCTTTGGCGCAGCTGCAGCGGTTTGTGGCAAGCCCAGCGGCCGACAGCCTCGATGTTTTTAATGGGCATTACTGCCAGCTGCTGATCTCGGAATTGCTTTATAAAAACGACTGGGGACAAAGCAACCGCGAGGAACTGCTTCAAGCTGTGGCCTATTTCGACAGCCTCGTGCGGCTGACTCCCCCTTTGCAAAGGGGGCTGGGGGAATTAAAAAACACACCTACCAACCAAAACGACAACCTCGTCTTCCTTGCCGCCCGCGCACATTATATTAATGGTGTGGGGTATTACGAGCACGATAGCGTGGTGGAGGCCTGCAAGGAATACCTGAAGGCATTGGAGGTGATGGAGGAGCATTTTGAGGAAAAGGAGCTGGTAGAAGAAAAAGCAAAGTTTATTGCTTTGACATACACGCATTTAACGGGACTGTTTTCCGACATGTATTTACATGAACAAGCCATCTTTTTCGGCAAACTATCTTTACACTATTTTTACAAATACGGAGCCTTTCCTCAACATATTGCATGGTCTTTTGATGAAATCGGATTACATTTTGATATTTTGCATAATTATGATAGCGCCGAGTACTATTATAAAGAAGGAGTGATGGTTTTGTCTGACACAAATAGTTTGTCATATAGAGACATTATGGCACATCTAGCTTTTTTATCTTATAAAAAGGGAAATGACATATAAGGGGATAAAAACCAAAAATACAAAAACAAAAACAAAAAACGCTGATTTTGCGGCACTTACGGAAGTGCGATAAAAAACGAAAAGTACAATTTGCGCGAACTTGCTATAATTTTGCTATAACTGGATGTGCGTTGGATTATAACCAAATGTAACCAGTTGCACCCCACAGCGGCCAAAAGCCGCTTTTTTCGTGCCAAAAATGCCCAGAAACACCACAAAAACAATGGTTTTAGGCCATTTTGCCGATGCCAGCAAAATGATACCTGAAACGCCCTTTAACCACCCATTAACGACCATTGAAACGGCCTGCCGGAACACCCTCCCGACAGGCCGTCGTTTTTGCCCGTTTTTGAGGCTAAAACGCGGAGTTAGAGCGAAAGTAGAGCAAAAAGTAGAGCAATTTCGACCACATTAATACACCCTTGACGGACAAAAAAAAGCCAAAAACGGCACTTTTGCCCGAATTACCCTCCCCGATATTCCATAATTGCGCGGGGGATGCTTCCAACACAGAAACAACCCAACAAACTGAAAAACAACAAAATAAACGAAAAACACGCGGAAAAACCGTTTTTCTTGAAAACAGCACCTTATAATATACACTGCCCACCCCTGACAACTGTCATTCTTGGCGGCCAATTTAGCCCGCTGCGGCCTCGACTTCGGTACCACCAGTATTGCCCCCCGCCATGAGTGCCTCGACCTTCTCTTCCAGAAGGCCGATGATCTTCTGCTGGTCGGCCACTTTTTCACGCAACAGACGGACAACCTCGTCGCGATCCGGCGGAGGAGCCTCGTTCATCACGCCGGGTGTCCGATACATGGATCCTTCCCCGGTGAGCAACCAATTCATGTCAAGAATCGGATAATTTTCCGCTATTTTCACAAGCCACTTGGACTGAATATCGGTATTATTTCGGATACTTTTCCGTATTACACCATCAGAAGCTGATATTTTTCGCTCAAATTCTATTGTTGTAAGTCCTTGACTTTTAATAAATTCATTTAATCTTTCTATCATATCTCAAAAAATTTCGGAAACAAATCCGTTTTTCGCATTGTCAATCGGAAAATTATCCGTAATATTGCAGCGTCTTTCAATTTGAAAGAGGCGACAAATATACAGAAAAAATGAAAATGATAAAGATTGAACACGGAGGCAGAAAACAAATCATGGCCGCACTGGGTGTTACCTATCCGACTGTGAGGGCTGCTCTGAACTATGAGTGCGACACCGACATCTGCCGCAAGATCCGCACCTACGCCATCCGCTCCCTGAAGGGAAAAGTCTTGGAATACTAACCACTAAACAAATAAGGAGAGAAGAAAATGAGACACAACCTGACTTACACTATCGACAGAATCGAGGCCTGCATCTTCGCGGTGCTGGCCGCACTGTGCATCTACGGCGCAATCGCCAAGGGCGCATGGTGGCACATCGGAACGGCGGTCATCTGCGCGACCATAACGGCGGCACTCTGGAAGGACGCCATCTGCGACGAGAACGAAACGGATTTGGAATAATCACCTAATCACCTAAAAACTAAACAAAATGATCAACATCAACACTGAACTGGCGTCGCTGAACGCCGAAAGAAGAGCCATCAGGCTTGACTATGAAAGCCGCGAGAAAGCGGTAAAGGCAAAACACATGGCCGAAATGAATGCGGACATCGAACAGATCCGCGCCGAAAAGAACCGCAAGATTGGCGCGACCTACCGCAAGCAGGACGAACTGGTGGCGCAATACCGCAAGGAGAAGCGCGAGTTTTACGAGGCAATGAACGAGGCGGTGCCGTGCATCACAGAAGAGAGATAAACCATCCAACCATCCCCAGTATTAAGAGGCTGGGGTGGCAGCGCGGTGCATGGGCGATGGAATGCCGACTCCTACCGGCAGACCTGACGGGGTTCGAGTCCCTGGCCGCGCGCAGAACTGAACAACTTAAAACGAATACACCATGAACACCAACGAAACAAAACAGAAGGATGCTACTGCTACCGGCCTTCCTCGGCCTCAAGCATCAGGTCGTGTATTCTCTTCAGATGAAGAGATGCTTCATTATCGTACTGTGATTGCGCCCAGGCTGGCGGAATATGAAAAGCGATTCGCTTCTCTAGCTCTTCGCCCCAGCAGTCGTAGAAGTGGGCTTTCAGAGCTTGCACGAATGATGGGTCGGACTTTTCGAGTGTGGCGACAGCGCCGAAAAGCACTTGCCGAAGGATGTCGACCTGAGCCTCGAGAGCTAGGCAGCTGGTATAAAGAGAGACAAAGTTCTCTCGGGTGAATTCCATTTTGTCCATAACCAAAGAATTGAAATAAGGCCACAAAATTAGGCAAAACCAACTGAAAAACAATACACCATGTACCAATACGTAAACGGAAACCTGGCCATAAGCGTGAACGACTGGATGGAGGCCGGACTGACCTACGACCAGTTCAGGCACGACAGCAAAGGGGGCTTTCTTGAGATTGCCAACCGCAGCACCAACGGCAACACGCTTATCTGGGTGAGCAGCATAAAACGACCTGACAGGATGAGAGCCATTGAAGCGGCACTGGGGAAGGCGCACGTGGAGCAGTCGGACATCTACGAGGTGACGGTGAACACGGAGGCGCGGGCCTACTACAGCCAATACGCGAAGCCGGACGGGACACGGCTTGACAACGAGACCGTGGAACGCCTGACGATGAAGGCGAGCCTCTTTGACGCGATGCGCCGGGGCATGGAACGCCAGCAGGCGGCCAAGGCACGGGCGGGAAAGAAACTGAACAAGGGCGAATGGCTGAAGGACATGCTGGCTTGGCAGACGCGCCAGTGCCTGAACACGGACGGCGCGGCCTACGGAGTGCGTCCCTACACCAACACCCGCAGCCTTGAAAGGGCGTTTAAGGCGTATTTATACGACGGTTTCGATGCGTTGCTGAGCGGCAACCTGGGCGGCGACAATGCACGTAAGGTGAGCCGCAAGGTGGAGAACCTGATACTGGCCCTTTGGCGCACGAACGACAAGCCTTTTGTCGCCCGTGTGCATGAACTATACAACGAATTTATCAGCGGGACGCGGGAACTGTTTGACACCGAGACCGGCGAAGCCTACGACCCGAAGGAAACGGACGCGGAGGGCAAGCCCATCTTCATGGAGTTGAGCCAAGCCACCATCTGGAACTACCTGAAGGACGTGGTGAACACGACGGCGGTGTATGCCGACCGCAACGGCCACTTCGACTACCAGAACGCCCTGCGCCCGAAGCACCACCGCAAGGTGGGCCAATACTCGCTCTCGAAGATCTCGATGGACGACGTGGCCCTGAGCCGCAAGGCGAAGGTGGCCGGGAAGGACGTGTGGGTTTACAAGTATATCGCCGTGGACGTGGTGAGCGGCTACTATTTCCGCCCTGCCTACATCATCGGCAAGCCGACGGAGCGGACGGTTTACGAGAGCATGAGGAACGTGTTCTGCGAATTGTGGAGCCTTGGGCTGCCGATGCCCGCCGAACTGGAGGTTGAGCACCACCTGATGAGCAACATCCCGTGGCTTCAGGATGCCTTCAGCTTCGTGCGCTTCTGCCAAAGCCCGACGGAGAAACGCGCCGAGCACAACATCCGCTCCTTGAAGTGGGGCACGGCAAAGGACATGGGCCACACCCGTGGCCGCTGGTACGCCAAGCACGAGGCCTACCGCGCCGTGCGCAACAAGGTGGATGGCGACTACGTGGAACCGGCCTTCGACCCGATGCAGATCATCGCCGACGACCTTGCCGACATCGAGCGGCACAACAACGAACTGCACCCGCGCCAGAAGACCTATCCGGGCATGACCCGCAGGGACGTGCTGATGAAGCAAGTGAACCCCGACCTGAAGCCGATGGACATGGCCTATCTGATGCAGTGGATTGGCAACATGACCGAGACGAGCATCCGCAACAACGACTGGGTGCAGGTGGACAATGCGGGCTTCGAGTTGAAGGACTTCGGGAGCCTGAACCGCCTGAAGCCGAACAACTACCGGGTGACGGCCTACTGGCTGCCGGGAGCGGACGAGCGGGTTGAGACGGTCTATCTGTATCAGGACGGCGTGTATATCGGCGAGGCCGAGAACCGCGAGAAATGGGCCTACAACGAGTGCGAGGCCGAGCGGACGGATGCCGACAACGCCGCCATGCTGCACCAGCAGAAGCGCGTGGCGAAGTTCGACAAGTGGGTGAAGGAACGCAGGGCGGAACTCCCCAAGGTGGGCCACATGGACGCGGAACTGGCCGAGGCCATCGGCACAACACCCTTGGAGGTTGTCCCGGAAGTGAACGAGCAGCCGCTGGGCTACGAGGAGGACGAATGGAACGCCGAGGACTACGCGGCCTTGGCGATAAGCAGACTATAAACCAACTAAAACAATACACCAATGATGAATCAAGAAATGAAAAAGAGAGTGCTGGCGGCCTTGGCCGAGGCACGACAGAACTTCGCGGGAAGCGACGCGAAGTTTGCAGTGAGTTTGGGAATCAACTCGGCACAGTACAGCCGTATCAAGAACGGCGAGACGGAGCGCGTATTGAGCGACCAGAACTGGATCAGCCTGGCCCGTCACCTGGGCGTGAACCTGACCAACGCCCCGGAATGGAAAACGGCGGCCACGCCCGTGTTCCAGTTCATCACGGCACAACTGGACCTGTGCCAAAGCGCATCGATGAGCGCGATGCTGTGCGACCTGAGCGACATCGGCAAGACCTACACGGCGCAGCACTACGCCAAGACACACAAGAACGCGGTCTATATCGACTGCTCGCAGGTGAAGAGCAAAACGAGACTTGTCAGAACGATAGCCAAATCATTCGGGGTGGGCAGCACGGGACGCTTGACCGATGTCTATGAGGATTTGGTGTATTACCTCAAGACGCTGCCCAACCCCTTGATTATACTCGACGAGGCTGGCGACCTGAACTATGAGGCCTTCCTTGAAATCAAGGCCCTTTGGAACGCCACGGACGGCATGTGCGGCTGGTATATGATGGGAGCCGACGGCCTGAAGGCGAAGGTGCAGCGGGCCATTGACAACCGCAAGGTGGGCTATACGGAGCTGTTCAGCCGCTTCGGGAAACGCTACCTGACTGTTGTCCCGATGGAGGCCGAGGAGCGGACAAAGATGACGCAGGCCACGGCCATGATGATCATCAAGGCCAACTGCAAGGAAGGCACCGACGCGGGCGCGATACTGCGCCGCACGATGGGCGAGGACGGCATGCCGAGCCTGCGCCGCATACACAAGGAACTGATGAAAGAGGCATGACCATGAAAAGGGCGTACAGCGTGAGCAACATACTGACGGCAAAGTTCAAGACACTGCCCTTCACGGGGCAGTGGCACGATGCCGTTGGCGACCCGGAACTGACGGGAACGTGGGTTATCTACGGCCCGCCCAAGCACGGAAAGACCTCGTTTGCCATGATGCTGGCCAAATACCTGACGGAGTTCCACCGCGTGGCCTACGACAGCGTGGAGGAAGGCAAGAGCCGGACGATACAGCTTACGCTGGAGCGGACGGGGATGATGGACTGCGGCGGGAAGTTCGTGCTGCTTGACAAGGAGAGCGTGGACGACCTGAAGGAACGCCTCGACAAGCACAAAAGCCCCGATGTGGTGGTGATTGACTCGGTGCAGTTCATGGAGATGAAGTTCACGGAGTACAAGGAGCTGAAGGCACGGTACCCGCACAAGCTGTTCATCTATGTGAGCCATGTGCAGGGCAACCTGCCGGAAGGCCATGTGGCGCGGCGCATCTGGAGAGACGCAAACGTGGCGTGGCGCGTGGAGGGCTTCAGGGCCTTCCCCGTGAGCCGCTACGGAGGCGGACAGCATATCGACATCGACACGACAAAGGCAACAGAATATCACGGAATAGGACTATGAAAAACAAGAAACAACTTATCAGGGAGTTCCACATTCTTCTGCACCGGCTGGGCATCAGCGACATCGGCAAGGAGGGCATCCTTGCGGGCTATGGTGTGGACAGCAGCACGGAACTGGACGAGGCTGCACTGACAGAGATATGCGACCGGCTCCACGAGGAAGCGAGGGCGCGAGGAATGGAACCAGAGGCCAAAAACAGCCCCACAGAGGCCGAGAAGGAACGCAAACGGCTGAAGGTATCAATCGGCAAGTTGCTGGCCGCACAGGGCAAAATCAAGGCCGACGGATGGGGCATCGAGGAGTGGAACCTGATAGCGGGAACGGCCTGCCGTGCCGCCAAGGTGAGCCGTATGGCCGACATCCCGGCAAGCAAGTGCCGTGGGTTGATTTACGAGTTCAACAAGCAGCGGGAAGGGATTGAGGCGGCTGCCGCATGGAATGCGGCTGGAACGGACGGAACAAAGACTGATTAAACCTTATTCAATAAACAATTAAACAGTAATTAAAATGGCAAATCTCAACAAAATGAGCAGAGAGAAACTGCTGAAAGCCGGATTCAAGTTTATCCGCTTGACCGACTACCCGTGTAAGGACGGGATTCATTATCAGATTAGGTTTTGCGACAATGACGACTTCGTCTGGAAAACGCTGAACACCTACAACACAAAGGCCGCACGGGAACGGGCCGCTGCGGAACTGATTTCAGAGGGGCCGTATTTGATCCTGGAATGAGGAAGGAGGCAAGCAATGAATAACAAAGAAGAATTATTGGAGGCTATTAAAGACGCTGTGGCCAAATACTCCGACGATTATAACGATCCAGATTTTGTCATAGACATTAGAATCCACTGCGAAGATGGCTGGGCTGATGCCGAGGAGTTGTAGTCATGGACGGAACACTATTCGACATAGAAGAATTTACCGACGAGCGTGTGCGCCGTATCATGCAGGGCAAGACATGCAGAACCTGCGACAACCGTGTGCGGCACTACTACAACAAAAGCACCTACTACTGCAAGGCACATGAAAGCGGGCGCACCGCCAATGGCCTCCTGAAGGTAAAAGCCAACCAACCGGATTGCATACGATACACCAATCAAGACAACCAATAACAATCACTTAAACATCATCAAAATGGACAACGAGAAAAAGACAGTAGAAATGACGGCGGCGGAGGCTGAGCAATTCGCCGCGTTCAAGGAAGCCCAGGCCAAGAAAGAGGCCGAAGCAAAGAAGAAAGCCGACCGCGAGGCCTACGCCAAGCTGGTGGATGAGACCATAGCCTCGTCCATGCCGCAACTGCGAGACATCAGCCAAGCCATCACCGAAAGGAAGCAGCTTGTGATGAGCAGCTTCAAATCGGCACTGGAACTGAAGGCCGAGATTTTCGGAGTAAGGGACAACCAGCACAGCCACACCTTCACCAACAGCGAAGGCACGGCCAGAATCACCCTCGGCCAGTACCAGCTGGACAATTACAAGGACACGGTGAACGAGGGCATCGCCATCGTGAAGGAGTACCTGGGCAGCCTGGCCAAAGACGATGACAGTGCCGCCCTGGTGCAGGCCGTGTTGCGCCTGATGAGCCGCGACCAGGCTGGCAACCTGAAGGCAAGCCGTGTGCTCCAACTGCGCAAGATGGCCCAGGACAGCGGAAACGAGCGGTTCCAAGAGGGCGTGCGCATCATCGAGGAGAGCTACGCGCCCACCGAGAGCAAGCAGTTCATCCGCGCCGACGTGAAGGATGAGAACGGAAAATGGATACCTGTCCCGCTTGGGATGACGGAATGCTGATGAAAGATGGGCAACCATTGCATTTACACGGTGTGCCGCAACTGCGGCGAGGAATACTGCCTTCGTTGCGAGTTTGGCATCTGCCCGAAATGCGGCACGCCGTGGAACGCGAAGCCCGAAATGCTGACAGTGTATGACTACATAGGAAAACCTAACGAGATGACAGTTACAGAGATATACCAGGAAACCTTAGGGCTGGGGAAGCGGGACAAGATAGACCTTGTGAACCGCATCCTGGCGAGCATAAAGGACACGGAAAAGCCGACACCCGAACAAGATGACAACGTGCCCGCGATGCCGGTGTATGAGTGCCTGACCGTCTTCGCCGAAATCTACCGGGCAAAGAAGGGCGTGACCTATACCACGGGCAAGTTCTCGGGTGCCGACTATAAGAACATGAAGGAGCTGCTGTGGAAGATCGAGGAGCGCATCGTGGAGGGCGGCACCGTCATCGTGAACGATGCGCTGCGCATCGGGAACCTGAAGTTGTTCCTCCAGAGCGTGTGCGAAATGAAGAACCAGTGGTACTTCGAGAACCGCTTCAACCCCTACGGGCTGAACAATGCGTTTGAGACCATATACGCGAACCTTGTAAACAACAGCGACCATGCCAGAAGAAAAGCAGCTTTCGACTACCTCTAACAACGCCGTGGCTTTGTCGCGGGAAAGCCTCGCCCGTTGCCCCGTGGCACAGCGGCTGCTTTCGCAGGGCGCAGGGGACAACAGTTTCCCGACGGCTGCCGTGGCTGTGGTGGCCAACGCCGCAGGCGTGGCGACTACGGCTGCCGAGTCGGTCGGTTGCGGGCTTACCACGGTGAAGCTGTTTGTGAAGCATTTCGACGAGCGCACGTTTGCGGCTGTCATCCTGACCCACATGACCATGCTTGAGGACATGCTGAACGTGGCCCGCCCGATGAAGCCCGACGCAATGGCCGCCCTTGCGAAACAGGTGGCACAGATGCTGCTTGACGACGACATGAGCTGGAACTTCGCCGACATCCAAATCGTGATGGACAGGCTGGCGAAGGGCGAAGCCGGACAGGTGTACGGCGGCCTGAACAAAGCAATGGTGACGAAGGCCTTCACGGACTACATGGGCGAGAAATGCGACGCTTTCGTGGCATTGCGCGAGGAACAGGCACGAGAACATAGCTTCGGCGACTTCGGGGCTGAGCGTGGCGGAACGGCACAGCTGAGGGAAAGGATGAAGAACGTTGCCGCACTTGCGGCATACAACGAAGGAAATTTCAAAAAAGACATCAAACAATGACCATCATGGAAAAAGTAAGACAATATGAATCAAGCAAGATAGAAATCTGCCGCAACTGCGGAGGCTACGGCATGGTACATCCCCAAGTGGAAGGGAACTGGCTTCTGCGCCGGATGCAATGCACTGACAGGCTTGTCGCCTGCGATGTGTGCGGTGGCACGGGTCGCGTGAAGAAACACACGGCAATCACCGTGACAGTGAGTTCTTTCCAATAACAATGAAGCCATGAGCGGGAAGAAGCGTTATCGTTCAACCAAAAAACGGATACGGGCCATTGTCGCCATCGTGAACGAGGAATACCAGCCTGGCGACCAGAACCACTGCTACAAGGCAATATGGCGGCGGCGCATCCTGCCCGAATTCGGCGTATGCTACAACACCTTCCTCTCGTACCTGGGCGTTTCGCCTTCAGAACTGGAGGAGGAACAACCGAAAAACGAAGACACAAACCAACTTTCACTATTCGACCTATGAGAAAATCAACCATCATCAAAGACCTTCAGGGGATGCTGTCAAGGGCATTGCCCAAGGTGAAGTACATTGACAAGGATTGGGGCCAACTCGAAATGGATCAACCTCCTGTTGGCTGGCCCTGCATCCTGATCGACTTCGAGGAAGTCGATCCAAAACAACTGAAAGGAGGCAACGAAAAGGACACGGCCATCATCGTTCTGACCGTTGCCAACCGCCGCACCACTTCCAGCAGCGCACACGCTCCGAGGGACGCCAAGGAAGCGAGTTGCGCAACCATCGACCTGACGGACGATATTCACGATCTGGTTCAGGGTTATTCTGCCAGTGAGGAATACACCCCTTTGTCCGCCATTTCATTCTACAAGCAGAACAACCTACCGGGGGCGGAGTGCTATGCCATGCGCTATCGCACGACCTACAATGTCACCCCGACGCTGATGGCATTATAAAACTTATAACCTTAAAACAAACAAAATCATGGGAAGACTTAAAACTTTGGAAACAAACGCAAGTCTGGCGGGAGGATACACGTCAGAAGGCTTGCAGAAGGAAGGGCCGAGGATGACCCTCATGGCCTCATTCAGAGGACTTTCGGAAGCAACCACGGCAAGACTTGAACAATCCGTGGACGGGACATCTTACAACGAGATCCCGGGCTCGGAAGCAACCATTTCAGCGGGCACATCGGAACAGATGTGGAACGATTGCGGGATGCTCTCTGAAGGGAGCTATGTGAGGGTGTCTGTGGACGCCGTATCTGGAACTTTATATCTAATCAAGATGCTATCATGACAAAGGCTATCAATTTATTCAAGGAACAAGGCCAAGGAGGATCCGGGGCAGATCCCGATGCCGTGAAATTCACGCCTCAGAGCCTTACGGCAGGACAGAAGATGCAGGCTCGAAGTAACATTGATGCTGATGTGTCGATCACGATGGTTGACGCAAGCACGGACCCGCCGTTCACTATGGAGCCAGACAAGGTCTATAAGTACGGCATGCTGTCGGGCGACACTACTTTCCCGTTGATGTTATTCATCAACGATGGTAAGGCTCACGTCTATTGCTGGACTTTTGAGACACCAGCGACCGCACCGACAATCACTTGGCCTACTGCCATTATCGGCTGGGCTGGCGGTAGCGCACCGACAATCAACGCGAACAAGCAATACGAGGTCAGCGTCATGGATGGCATTGCCTGCATTGTTGAATCTTAAAAAGAAAGGAGAAAAGAATGATGTACACAAAGACAATCAATGGAAGGCAGGTATTCTCGGACTGCCGATCGATACAGACTGACGAGGGCGTGTGGATCAGCAACCCCACGCCAGAGCAGATAGCCGCAGCGGGTTGGGTGGAATACATCCCGCCCGTGGTTCCGCCTCAGCCGCAAACCGAGCCCGACATGGGCGACATCGTTGAGGCTGTCAGGCGTATGCTCACAACGAGCGTGGAGGATCTGACCGACGAGGAGGCGCTGCAGGTCGCGGCCTTGTACCCTACCTGGGCAAGCAAGGAAGGCGAGCAGATCAACGTGGGCGAACGCTATTGGTACGACGGAAAGCTGTACAAGGTCGTTCAGTCGCACATGGTTCAGGCAGATTGGACTCCCGATGTCAGTTCGGCACTATTCACTGAGGTGAGCATTGACGAGTGGCCAGAGTGGGTGCAGCCCACGGGATCGTCGGATGCCTACATGACAGGCGACAAGGTGACCTTTGAGGGCGTGCATTACGTCAGCCTCATCAACGGCAACGTGTGGAGCCCAACGGATTACCCGAGCGGATGGGAGGCGAGGCCATGAGTGAGTTGCTGTCGTTAAGAAGGAGGGCTATGATGATGCGAGGCGCAGGAAATGGCACTGACTTGACCGACTATGTGCAAAACGGTCTTGTGTTGCACATGGATGGAATAGAAAAAGGTTTAAGCCCAAACGACTATTGGGATAGTGTTGTCGGAGGACATCGATTTGAGAATTTAGGGGCGACACCTAATAAAGACAATTATCAATTTGAAGGCGGCGAATATATGACCAATTCGTCGTTTTCTGCCAATGCTCCAATGTATAATAAAGGAACGATAGAGGTTGTAGCTGAATCAAGTGGTAATTTACGAATATTCCGCCCTATAATCTCAACAGGATTATGTTTCTTTCAAATATCAGGTGGTATAATTTATTCATGCGGCGGCGGTTCCTCTCCTTATCTCATTAGAACCCAAACCAAGGCATCATTTTCGGTTAGTAAAAGTATCATAAAAGAAAACGGGGTCAATATGAGTACTAACACAAATACTTATCTTACACTAAGCGAACCGAAAACCATGAATTGTATCGGGAAAAACGGAAGCTCTACGTTTAATGGCAAAGTGTTTTCGATAAGAATATACAATCGCATCCTAAATAAAAATGAAGTTATGCAAAATCTCGCGGTCGACAACATCAGATTTGGCCTTGGGTTGACTTTGCCTTAAAACTATGTACTGATAACGCAAAGCCCCGGCGATAGAGGTCGTCTGGGCTTTGTTTATGGCTTCAGTTTGCGGATGAGGTCTTGGGCGGCCTGCTGCAGGTTGCGCTGAATGACGGCCTCTGCCCGCTTGCGCACTTGGGGATGGTCGCTCAGGAACTGGCGCTGTGGGATGGTGATCCTGGAGCCGACCTTCATCAGCGCCATCCATTTCCAAGCGTCGTCCTTTGTGGCCTTGTGCTTGTACCAGAAGAATTTCTTCATCCTTGCGGTGACTGTTATCGTGCCGCCGTAGTTATGGATGGCCGCGTAACGCTCGGAGGTTTCCCAAACGACACTGTCGGCATCCACACGGCAACGGATGGAGCGGCGCAGCTTGCCGGTGACCATAAGCAGGGAGCCTTTGCCATTCATCTTTCTGGGCGGCCACGGCTGGTCGAAAAATGCCTTCCGTTGGAAGTTGCGGTCGAACTCGTCGGAGAGTTCCACACGGAGGTCGTTGAGGATTTTGCGCTTGAGGTCCATTTTTTTGTAGTTTTGCGGGATTGTTTAACCTAAATTTAAGTGCCTATGAAACTTGATTCAGTGAAACAGTCGCTTGAAAGGATGACATGCCGCGAGCACGGCAAGCATCCGAAAGTCACCATCGCGGGCAGTTCGCTCAAGATTGAATGCTGTTGCGAAGCGTTCAGGAGCGAAGTGGCCCGAAAGTCTGATTCTCTTGTCAGGGAACAAACAGACAAAGAGATCAGAGACAAGATGAGGAAAATTGGCAAGTGACATTTCAACGGCGGCTTCAGTCGCCGTCTTTTTTTAGTAGCGGCGTGAATACTCTTGTTTCTATCAGTTCGATTTTACCGCCGTACTTGGCTTCGAGGCTTTCGATGAACTTCGTTTTCTCCTCGTCGGTGAAGTCGCTGCCTGGCACGAACCGTTCTTCTTCGAGAACCGTGATTGAGAATTTGATTGGTTTTTTCATTTTTTTGGTGTTTTTTGATAGTAAATGATACTTGTTTTGTAAAGTTTTGTATTTTTGCGGTTGCTTAATTCAAAAAACATAATGCCTCATCTTGTAGACTATAATAAACCTTTGCCGTTCCATTGCGAGGATTGTGCCCATTACATTGACGGGATCACATGCAAGGCTTTTGACTCTATTCCGATTAAAGTATATTGTGCGCCTGAAAAGAAACACAACAAAAAAGTGAAAGGTCAAAAGGGCGATTATGTCTTTGAGCCCAAAGAAGGGGTGGAACGCCCCAGTATAAGATGCTATGTAGTTGAATAGTCTCATTTCTTCCATTTCGATTTCTTGACTATCAAATCGCCCACGCTCTTTGCGATGGGTCGTGGATTCGGGTTGTTCAGATACTCGCTCCAAGCCTCGGCAATGAATTCTGCCTTGGGGTCGTATTTTGGGGTGGCATTGGACTGCATATAGGCATATTCCGAGAGGTTATCCTTGATGTAAGCCTTGCCTTGCTTTTCGGCTGCGGTGAAAATCTTCAAGAACTCTGGGTCGGTTCTCAATCCCAGGGTTTCGTCTATCTTGTGGCCCAACTCATGGTCGACGATTGACTTTGAAGTATTGCATCCCTCGGGATGGAACTTAGCTTTCAGGTCGTTGTCAAGCGCCTTTTTCCCATTGTCGCCCCTGTATGAGGCATTGTAAGCGATTCCATTCAGGCCGTACTTCTTTTCTTTTGCGGCATAGGCATAGGAATCGGAAAGGATAGGCGCCTCTCTGTTGGTCTCACTTTTTGCCATGCTTTGGATTACCTTGTCAGGGAACATCGGGTATTTTGCCTTCAATTCTTGGTAATAATTGTCGTAGTACAAAGCCTTGCGACCCTGCATGGAACCGACGAAATCGATGTGTTTCTTCAGGTCGGGATACTTGTCAAGGTGTGTGGCCACGCTGCTATATATATCCTGGATCTGCGGAAGGTCTTTTTTGGTGAAACCTTTGAAGTTACACGTTACGCCGAGGTTTTGTGCAATCTCCTTTTCGGCTTCGGCCACTGTTTTTGCCTTCAACTGATACGGATTGTTAGGTGTGCTTGCAGCTGTGGTCGCAGCCTTGCCGACGGCTTTCTTTGCGCCAGCAGGTGCCTTGAAATACGGGTGCTTGGGCGGGAACACCTTGCCAGCCTTGCCTGGATTGAAGCGGAACATTTCGGCCTTGTTCTGGCCGTTCTTCCCTATCTGTGTGGTGGCGCGTTCGCCGGCGGCGCAGGCCTGGTCTGAATCGCTGGTGGGGTACTTGTCCTTCAGCACCTGCACGGCGGTGCACCGGCAGTTCCAGCCGTTGGGCGGGTAATACTCGTTCCAGAACTTGTCGGAGGGCGGGAGGGTTATGCCTTCAAGGGCGGCGTGTTCCGGCCTTACGAGGCCATCGAGGGCGGTTCTGTATTGCAGATCGTATTCGTCTCCATCTCGCTCTATATCGGCCCATTTCGCGGCCATTTGGGTGCTTGCCGTGGCGAAGTTGTACTCGGCATAAAGCCAGTTCTGGTTGTAGGAGGCATCAATGGCCTTCACATCCTGAAGGAAGCGGTCGAATGACTTGAAGCCGCCGTCCTCGTCTTTCAGGAGGCGTGAGACATCATTCATTTCGTGGTAGGTCTTGAAGCCGGAAAAGAGGAAGATGTTCTCGTCCAAGGCGCGGGCCATCTCTTCTGGGATGCTGCGTTCCAGCCTTCCCAATTCCTCTGCCAAAACGTCATGGGTGGCGTTCATCAGCGCGAGGGGTTCAGGCTCTGAGAGCATTTCAGGGGTGAAGGCCTTTTTGCCGTGGAGCCATTCGGCAGCATCCTGAAAGGCTTTAGAAACCTTTTCAAAACGTCTTTTATCGTCTTGTGAAAGCTTTACGGTCTCTTGACCGTAGAGGTCTTGAATGGCCCGGTGCAGCCCCTCATAGAAGGGGCTCAGGCGAAAAAATTGAAGTTCCCCGCCTTCAGTGCACCATTGCCATCATCGGAGCCGGTCGGATTCATGCGCGGCCCAGTGATCTCCATGCCGAAGGTTTGTTTCAGCCATTCCACGTCGAAGTCGTAGTAGGCCGAGGCTTGGAACACCATTTTCCAAAGTTTCTCCGTGTCTGTGGCTTTGGCAAACTCGAATCTGAGGCCGGTCGGAATGATGCCAAGGCTCTCCATGGCAGGAATGGCTACCTTGTTGATGTAGTAGGCGATCTTGCGTTTGTCGGCCTCGACGATGGCTTCCATGAGTTCGGCAGAGGCTTCCTCTTTTGAGCGGTTTCCGTTGATGGTGTCCTGTCCAAGGACGGCGCCGAGGTTGAGGAGGGAGATCTGCTCGTCGCAGGTGGCGATGAAGTTCTTGTAGACGTCGCCGTTGGTCGAGCTTGCCTGGGCGAACTCGAACTGTTCAGAAGTGTCGATGATGAAGTAGGCCGCTGAGCCTATCTCCTGCATCATGGCCTCGGCGCGGTCGAGCATCTGCTGGTCCTGGGTGTCGGTCTTGAGCACACGGGGCGGTATGCCGTAGATTTCGCAAAGTTCGCTCCAGCAGCTGAGGGCGAACTTCTTCATCAGGACATAAGGCGTGGCTTTGTTGATGAGGCCGAGGTCGGAGTTGTCTGGGCAGAACTCGAGGATCCACTTGCCGAAGTCGGGGCGCTCGCGATAGGCTTCGCCCGTGTTGCCGGTGGCGTCGGGGTAGAACGTGCCCGTGGCGGGCGACACGTTGGTGCGTGGCACCAGAAGGAGGTCGGGGTTGCCCGCCTTGTCGAAGGCGAACTGGACGAGGCTCTGACCGTAGAACTGCGACTCGACGATGAACTTGACAAGCTTGTCGAAGAGGCCGGTGTCTTTTAGGATGTTCACCGCGTCAATGTCAACGGCTTCGTCTTTCTTGAGGCTCCAGTCGGCGGCCTGAGACTTGCTGACGCGGAGGCCGATTTGGGCGGTCATCTTGGCGTCGAGCATGACTTCGCCGTACAGCACCTGGAGGAGGTGCTGCTTGGGCTTGTCTGCGCGCGTGGCCTCGAGGCGTGCGGTGCGCCAGTTGGCGATGTCGCTTCGGGCGATGGGTTCCTGACGGCGGATGACGCGTAGGACGGCTTGCTTGTCCTTGTGGCTCAGTGTGATTTCCTGGGCCTGTTTATTCCTAAATATGTCGAAAATGGCCATGATGATTAGTAATTATGTTGGAACTTTGGGTTGCTTCCGAAGCGTGACTTGATGATTGGGTTGCCTTGCCCGTCGGTGGCGATGGGCAGTGTTGGCGTGACGCTTCCGGCGGCTACCTGCTTCATGAAGTCGATGACTCGGTCGTAGCGTTCGCGCCACTGCTCGTAGATGAGTTCGGAGTTGGAGAGCCGGATGAGGTTCCAGACGGCGATGACCTTGGTGTCCTCAAGAATCAGCGGGTCGCGGTCGGCACCGGTGGCGGCGAAGATGGTAGCCACGTTGTATCGGCTGGCCAGGTAGGATTTCATTTCGCTGACGGCGGCCTCGATACACTGCAGCACGGTGGCGTCGTCGTTGGCCGAGATGTCATCCATGACGTGCTCATAGATGACTGTTCGCATTTCTTCTACGGTGATGAACATTTCAGTTTAGAGTTTATGGTTTAGGGTTTAGAGTCAGTACCGCCACGAGGTTAGCTTGCCGACGACATAGCGGCTGTCGCTGGTTCGTATCCTGTTGCTTAATTTGTAAATGGCTGACTCAAGCGCATCGGGCAGGTCGTCATGCACCTTGGAGCCTTTCTCGAAGCCCAACAACTGGTTTTCAAGCACCTCGAAGCCCTGGTCGCCCTCGTAATCCTCGTTGAAGATCACGTCGCCGCGCTGGAACAGGGGCTGCATGGCCTCGATGCGCCCGAACTTGTCAGGCTTGTTACGATTGTCGCCCGTTATTGGTATCTGGACGCCAACCTCCTCGCCGACACGCCGGAACTCGTCAAGCAGCATGTCCTGCATGAAATTGGCCTCCATATAGTATTTAATAGGTGTATCGCCCACGAAGTCGCGGATCTCGTAATGCCAGCCGACCATGACCGACACTTTCGTCTGGTCGCCGAAGGCACGCAGCACATGGTATTTGCCTGTCTTGGTGAGTCCGACCAGGACGGTGCCCTTGTAGTCGTTCTTTGTTGACGACTTCCACGACGGGTCGGTGTAGGCGACGAGGGCGCGATACTCGCGCAGGGGGAGCATCTTGCCGTAGCGGATGTCCTTTTTCTCGAAGATTGTCCCCTCCTCGATGGGGTTGTTCATGTACTCCTTTTGGAAAAGGCGGTCGCCTATTTCGGCACGGATTTCGGCAACCTCCTTTTTCGTGAAGTTTTCCTTCCATGTCGGGTTACCGTTCTTGTCAAGCATGTTGACAACGGTGTGGTGGAAACCGGGACGCTTGGCGATGTTGCCGAGCACGGAGTTCTTGCCGATGCGGTTGCCCACCAGAACGAAACGGCCTCGGCCCGCGTCCATCGTTCCGTAGAGTGCTGAGAGGCACCAGTCGGTGACCTTCTTCACGCGGGCGGGATTGAGCACCAGTTCGTCGTCGTCGATGTCGTCGATGACGATGTAGTTGACACGGCGGCCCGATTTCTTGATGCCACGGGGCGACTGGCCGCGACCCAGAGCAATGAACATGGAGCCGTCGGAGGTGGTGAAGCGCCCGTCGCTCCAGATGCCTTCGCCCTTGCCTATGCCAAAGTCGGCCTTGTAGAGTTCGTTCGACTCCAGTTCCGCCTGAAGGTCGCCGAGCAGCTGCTTGGCCGCGTCCTGCGACTTGGAGACCAGAACCATTGTCAGCGGCGTGTGATCCTTCTGTGCCAGGATCCACATTGGTTCAATCAACGAGATGTGGGTGGATTTGGCATGGCCACGCGCCCACTCGAACACGGCACGGGCGCGGTCATTATTCAGGACATAGTTGGCGGCTTCCTTTTGGAATTTGGCAGTAGGCTTGGTGGCAAGGTGAGGAAAATAGGTCTCGACAAACGCGGCATAGTCCTTCCTCGTTTTGGCGATGCGCTTTTCCCTGTCGAGGGTTGAGGTGTTGGCCAAGGAGGATGTGGCAGCCTGGATGCGAGCGCACAGTGCCTGCCATTCGGCTTCCTGCTGCTTGCGGCGCGATGCGTTTGCCATGGTCAGTTGCGGCTGTTGATGTGGTTGATGTACTCCTGGTGCAGCCGGTTGATGACGGCGAGCAAGTCGGGCGTGATGGTCTTGTCGGTCTTGGATCGCTCAAGGAGCCAACGGTCGAACGAGGTGAACACATCGATGACGGTGGCGCGGTTGACGGTGTTGGCCACACGCTCGGCACTGGCCATGATCTTGACCACATTGTCCGACAGTTTGGTGACAGCGTCGATGTTGTAGTTCGGTTTGCCGATCTCGGCTATGATGGCCTCGGTGATTTTCTTCGCTGACAACATCAGTGAATTGGCAAGTTCGACGCTTGAGGTTTTTTCCTCGTCGAGGCGGTCTTTCCAGCCTTCGGCGTTGACCCACCGCGAGACGGTCGCCTCCGTGATGCCGTATTGGTCGGCGATTTCCTTCTGGGTATAGCCCGCCATAAAAAGCCGGTAGGCTTGGGCCTTCTTTGCGGCCATGTCTTTTCTGTTGCTCATGGTGATAAAGTGATTTTTGCGCTGCAAAAATCAGTATAAGTGACTGGCTGCCAAAAAAGAACGTAAAGACTTTACACTCTTTTTGCAGGGGTGTGTGAAAGGCTGCACTTTTGCACCGTCAAAAACGGAAAAAGACGATGAAACGGATTGTTATCAGCGACGAAAGCATCAACAGCTACGGCTTCTATATAAAGACCGACGGCATCGACCTGACGGCCTTCCTGAAGAACCCCGTGATGCTGTGGAACCACAACCGCGACTGGCACGGCACCGCCGATGCACAGCTGCCGATTGGTTATTGGAAAGACCTGCGCGTGGAGAACGGTGTGCTGACCGGCGAGCCTGTGTTTGACGAAACGGACGAGTTCGCCGTGAAGATCAAGAATAAATTCGAGGCGGGCATCCTGAACGCCTGTTCGATTGGCTTTACTCCAATCGAATGGAGCGATGCCCCCGAGACGCTGAAGCCGGGCCAGAAGGTGGCCACGGTGACGCGCTGCCGCCTACTGGAGGTCTCGATCTGTGACATACCGGCAAATGCCAACGCAACCGTGGTGATGTACAACGAAGAGAGCCACATTATTAACCTGTCCGACTTGCCGCATTCGGCAATAGGGCCAAAAATCAACAACAACATGTTAAAAGAAATCGCACTGAAACTGGGCTTGGACGAGAACGCCAGCCCGCAGGCCTGCGTGGACGCCATCAAAAAGAAGGATGACGAAATCGCCATGCTGAAGGCAAAGGTGGACGGCTTCGAAAAAGTCGATGCCACCGCCAAAAAAGAAGAAGCGAAGCGTTTGCTCGACGACGCGGTGAAGACCGGCCGCATCGATGCAACGGCCCGCCCGCAATTCGAGAAACTCTTCGAAAACGACCACAAGGGCGCCAAGGCCGCACTGGCCGCATTGGCCGAAAGGAAGCCTCTCCAGGCCACCAACATCGGCGGCGGCCACGACGACCGCGCAGGCTGGAACTACCTCGACTGGATGAAGAACGACCCGGATGGTCTCCGCAAGATGAAGACCGAAGACCCCGACCGCTTCAAGACGCTCCAGCAGACCCTGAACAAGAAAAACTAACCTTTCAAAAACATCACAGCAATGCTTAAACAAATTTTTGCAGCAATCATTCTCAGCCTGTTCTATCCAGACGGCTCGTGGCTTAATGAACTCACCTCGATGGATCACATGGTGGAGTTCAACACCATCAACCTTTCGCAAATCGGCGCTGACCCGAATGTGATCAAGGACAACACCACTTGGCCGCTTACACCGACCCGACGCACGGACAGCGGCATCCAAATCCCGCTGGCGACCTACGACACGGAGCCGACGCATGTGACAAATGTAGAGGAACTGGAGACAGCCTACGACAAATGCGAATCAGTGGCCAAACAACATGCCAATGCCCTATACACGAAAGCTTGCCTGAGCGCGGCCTACAACATCGCCCCCGCTTCGAACTCGGCGGCCACTCCTGTGCTGGCCACCACCGGAGCCAACCGCGGTGACGGCAACAAGGCATTAACCTACAACGACCTCCTCAAGCTGCGCACCGCCTTCAACAAGGCCAACTATCCCATGCAGGGCCGTGTGCTGCTGCTCAGCCCCGAGCATGAGGAAGACCTGTTGGCCGAAGACGTGAACCGCTACAACCGCATCATGGAGACAGGGCAGGTGGCGGGTTTCAAGGTGTACACCTTCAACGGAAACCCTACCTACACCGCCGCAGGCGCAAAGAATGCCTACGGTACCCTGTCAGGGAAACCTTCGAGTGTTGCTTTCCTGAACAGCGAGGTTATGCGAGCGATGGGCGATATCGAGGGCGAGCCTGAAAAACGCTGGGCCGATTACCGAGGCTGGCTGTTGGGCTTCCAGATGCGCTTTGTTGCCATGCCGTTCCGTTCGAAAGGAATCGCAGCCATCTATTCAGCAACCGCTTAACCGGCATAGGAGATGTGTCTATGGCAAAGACTAAAAAGAAAGTCGGTACAGAAGACAACCCGACAGCAGCGCAGGAAACTGCAACGCGACCTGAGGAAACTGAAGAAAAAAGTGGACAGGAGGGCGGAGCAGACGCTGAAGGACGCGAGGATACCGGCATGGATCCGCGAAGTGAAACGCCGCCAGCTGGAGGCGAAGGGCTTTCTGACCGAGAAAAAGCCTTCCTGAGAGAAGTGGTCAAGTCGGCCAAAAAGGTGTTTGCCAGCCACGACGTGGAGCGACTCTGGTTCACCGCCGACGGCAGCGGCTTCGGCAACGAGGCGGATGCAAGCGCACATGCCGACACGCTCGTGAGCAAAGCCCTTTTCGAGATCGACAGGAAAGATTTGTTGAACTAAAACCCACAGAACCATGAGCAAAAACCGTATAGAACGACTTGTTATCCATTGCACCGCCACGCCCGAAGGCCGGGAGGTGACAGCCGCCGACATCCGCCGCATGCATTGCAGCCCGAAGCCGAAAGGCCGAGGGTGGAAGCAAGTCGGCTATACGGACATGGTGCACCTGGACGGCACGGTCGAAAGGCTGGTGCAGAACAACGAGGATGCCTACGTGGACGGCTGGGAGGTCACCAATGGGGCAAAAGGCTACAACGGTACGAGCCGGCACATTGTGTATGTCGGCGGGCTCGCCAGCGACGGCAAGACCCCAGCCGACACGCGCACCCCGCAGCAAAAGGCTGCATTGCGGGCCTACGTCGACGACTTCAGGAAACGCTTCCCATGGGCCGACGTATGCGGCCACCGCGACATGAGCTCCGACCTGAACGGCGACGGCCAAGTCACCCGCAACGAGTGGACGAAAGCCTGCCCGTGCTTTGATGTGAGAAAGGAGTACGGGATATGAGCGAGTGGCTGCAAATAGTGAGCATTGTCCTGAACTTGGTTCTTGGCGGTACGTTGGTGGTGACCATCGCCACGCTGAAGGCGACAGTGAGGAAAGCCGAAGCTGAAGCAGAGAAAGCCAAGGCGGAGGTGGAGAAGATGAAGGCTGAAATCGAACAGATGAAAGCCGACAACGAAAAAAGCGTGATGAAGACTTTCCAGGAGTTCATCGTAGAGCCGCTGAAGGTGGAGATCAAACGACTAAACCGAAACATCAATGGACTACAAAAGGCTATCAAACAGGCTAACAGCTGCCCTCATAGTGACGATTGCCCTGTGCTTGACGAGTTGCAGAAGCAGTCGGACGATGACTGCGGAGACAAGAAGTGAGACCCGAAACGAGCGGGTGCTTACACAAGACCGCGACTCGATCTTCATCCACGACAGCATCTTTGTGTATGTGGGCGGAGACACGGTGGTGAGGGAGCGATGGCGCACGATGTGGAGGGAACGGACAATTCACGACACGTTGATAGAACGGCAGACGGACACCATCGTCAAGATGCAAACGGTGGAGAAAGTCGTCAAAGAAACATCAGGGGCCGGAAAGGTTGGCTGGATCGTTGCCTTAGCCCTTTTCTCCATCATCCTGATTTACATCTTGATTAAAATCTTATTAAAAACCCATTAAAACAAACAAACATGGCATACAGAAACGGAGTAGACCTCATTTTAGGTGTTGTAGAAAGTCAGGTTTTCAAGCCGCTGGGCTATTCGACCGGCTGCAAAATCAGCGATTCCACCGAAACCGGCGAACGCGTCACCAAGGAGTCTGGTGCCGCAAGTTTCAAGGAAAAGTACGTGAAGTCGCTGGCTGAATCCATTTCGGCGGACGGCTTTGTCTATGACAATTTGGCCGCCACGAGCATCGGATTTCCCAACCTGAAGACGATGTGGCTGAACAAACAAACCGTCAAGTTGCGCTACAAGTACCGCGATGGCGATGACCTCTATGAAGGTGACTTCATCATCACCAGCCTTGAGCATGACGGCCCAGCCGATGACGACGAGAAATGGAGTGTCACCTTTGAAAACAGCGGCGCAATCGCGCCTGTGTCTTAAGGAGGGGCGACCATGAAACGAATCTCGATCAACGGGAAAGAATACCCTTGCCGCATCACAATGGGTGCGATGATGCGCTTTAAGAACGAGACCGGGAAAGATGTCAGCAAGATGGACACGACCGACGTGACCGAACAGGTTACATTGCTTTGGTGCTGCATCGTGAGCGCGTCAAAAGCCGACGGTGTGGAGTTTGGCATCGGACTGATGGACTTCGCCGACATGCTCGATCCCGAAACCCTTACCGGTTTCTACACCTCAATGGAGAAGGAAGAAGGTGCTGACCCTGAAAAAAAAACGGGACAGCCGACATCCTGACCCTGTTCGGAACGGCGGTGGGGTGCATTGGCATGACAGTCGATGACTTCTGCCGGTGCACCCCATCCGAGTTTATGGCGGTGTATGATGGCTGGATGGAATCAGAGCAACGCCGGGAACACGCCGATTGGGAGCGCACCCGAACACAAATCACATTCATGCTTCAGCCCTACAGCAAACACGCCATTGATCCACAGGCGGTATTCCCATTCCCTTGGGAAAAGAAGGGAGACGGTTCCGAAAACATGAGTACAGAAGAAATCTGGGAGAACTTCAAGAGGGCAAAGGAAGAACAGGGACTTCAATGACAATCATTTAATCCACAAAGAAAAAGCAAAACCATGTCTGATACGGTAAGACTGAAAATCAAGGTTGAAGACAACTTCGTGAACGTTGAGGCCGATGCCAACGATTTGCGCGATGCCATGAAGCAAGTTGTGGACGAGGCCGGGAAGGTGAATTCGTCGCTCATCAACAGCAACCAGATCGCCCAGGCCTTCGAGCAGATGAGTTCTGCGGTGCAAGCCCTCCAGTCCGTCATGCACGACCTCACGGATGCCTACGCGGTGCAGTCGGCAGCAGAAGCAAGGTTGGAGCAGGTCATGCGCAACACAATGGATGCCTCGGAAGCCGAAATACAATCAATCAAGGAGTTGACTGCGGCCCAACAGAAGCTGGGCATAGTGGGTGATGAAGTGCAACTGAGCGGTGCCCAGGAACTGGCCACCTACCTCAGCAAAAAGGAAAGCCTCGAATCCCTCATCCCCGTGATGAATGACATGATAGCCCAGCAATACGGCTACAATGCAAGTGCGGAATCAGCGGTAACCATCGCCACTATGATGGGCAAAGTCCTCGATGGTCAAGTCGGGGCTTTGTCGCGTTATGGCTACACCTTCACCGAGGCCCAGGAACAAATCCTGAAGTTTGGTACCGAGGAGGAACGCGCCGCGACTTTGGCTGAAGTGGTCGAACAAAGCGTGGGCGGAATGAACGAGGCCTTGGCCGCCACACCTTACGGGAAGATAGTCCAAGCCAATAACGCCTTTGGCGATTTGAAGGAAACCATTGGAGCGGTCATTGCACCGGCACAGAAAGTTGTTGACAGCATAGCCCGTTTCTCAATCGCTGCTGCTGGCATTGGCAAGGGTGTGGCCACCATCAAGAGTCTGACCGCCTCCATTAAAACGATGACCAGTGCCACCCGCGCCGCCACTACTGCACAAAATGCCCTTAACTCGGCCATGAAGAAAAACGTGTTCATAGCCATAGCATCGGCAATTGCTGCACTTGTGGCCGTCCTTGTTGAAGTGGCCAGGGCTAACAAGGATGCTGCTCAAGCGGCGGAAGAGTTTGCCGAAGCCACGAGAGAATCCCGACAGGCGTTTGAGGATGAGACCGCCCAACTACAACAACTCATTTCCAAGCTCCAAGACGAGACCACCTCACGTCTCGAACACGTGGAGGCCATAGAGACACTCAAGGCCAAGTACCCCGAGTTGGTAAAGATGTACATCGACGAGCAGGGCCGCATCACCGACCTTATCGGCCTACAAAGGGAACTGAACAGGCTTCGCACGGCTGAAAGCTACCAAAACGAGGAAGACCGGCTTAATGAATACAAGCGCACCCTGGCCGACTTCAGGAAACTGGATTACTGGAACCAACAAGGTACATCTTGGGCTCCAGGTTTGCTCAACAATCCGATTAGGGATTTGGAGGCCGATCGTAAATGGTGGGAATCAGACGATCACTTCGTCAAGAGAAACATAAGGCTATGGGAACAGCGAGTCGCCACACAGCAACGCGTGGTTGATGCCAACAATCGCACCCAATGGCTGGCCCGCCTTGATGAAACCCCACTTGATCAGCTGAGGGCCATGGCGGCAGAATACGACAACTATGAGGAGCGTTTTGGGGAAATGGGCGAGGCTGACAGACGGGCACTCGCTGACATCACCGCCGCCATCAATAAAAAAGCCACCGCAGAGCAAGGGGCGGCAGCTTGGCAAACAATGAGCTATGCCAACCTCGGGAAAGCCATCGATAACCAAAGAAAGAAGGTTTATGACTTGATAGGCGTTGACGATGTTGCGGCCAAGGCAGAAAAGGCCACATTGGATGCAATGACAGCCCGATACAATGCATTGGCCAGGGCATACGGACTTGCAAACAACCAGGCGCGACCTGCAACACAGAACGCCCAGGATGTAACAGCTCGCATCCCGGTAGAAATAGTACCAAACCTCAAGCCCATTGAACCAAATCTGTTGCAGCCCATCATCCAAACACTGGGCATGTACGACAGACAACTCCAGCAACTCCAGCAGCAACGCCTGAACGCATCAAGAGAGCAACTCCCGGCCATTGACGCGGAGATTGCCCGTGTAAAGCGGCTGCGTGATGAATTTGAAGGCGTGACCGAGGAAGTCCAAGAACTGACGGCCACACCCATGCCCAAGTTCAGCGACGCATGGGGCGGCATCAAGGGCATCGGCAATTCCATCCGCGACATCACCAACGCACTCACCGAGAGCGAAGATGCCTGGACAACCATCACGGGCCTCATTGACGGTTTCATTGGCCTTTTCCAAAGCTTCGAGCAGGTCGTGGAGCTCATCAATGCCGTTTCTGCGGCCACCGAAACCATGGCGGCCACCAAGACCGCAGCTTCCTCACAGGTAGCGGCGGCCAACTCACTTGAGGCCACCACGAACACGGCGGTGGCGGCCACGGGCGCGGCAAGCGCAATGGCGAACATCCCGTGGGTTGGCCCATCCTTGGCCCTTGCCGCAGTAGCGGCTGTCTTGGCATCGTTGATGAGCCTTCCCAAGTTTGCCAGTGGCGGACTCGTTTACGGCCCCACATTGGGTCTGATGGGTGAATATGGCGGCGCAAGTTCCAACCCCGAAGTCATAGCACCGCTGAACAGGCTTCGGGCCATACTCGGTGAAGGCGGTGGCGGACGCACTGAAGTGAAGTTCCGCATCGAGGGCCGCGAACTGGTGGGCATCATGAACAAACAGAACAACATCTATAGCAGGGAAAAATGAGTAACACACCGGCATATACCACCCATTTCCGCAGCCTCGACAACACGCTTTGGGAAATAGAGATTTACATCAACGGCTACGATGGCTGCACAGTGGAAATCTGCCTGGAAGGTGACGAGCCCTGCATAATTGATTGGCCGGAAACGGACAAGATGGATGTGGTTCATTCGTCCACCTGCACACTGCGCGTGTCGAACGAGAGCGACCGGCAGATGATTCAGCTGATGGACAGAGGGTCGGCCTCAATATTCGTCTACAGGAACGGGAAGAAATACTGGCAGGGAACCATTGACGACTCGGTGTATGAGGAACCATACAGTTTCAAGACCGGATACGTCACCGAGATAACTTTCTCCGACTTCGGGTGTCTCAACCGTATTCCGTTTGAAGCCTCCGGAAGGCATACTGTCAATTATGTCATCAACCACTGCCTTGACGAATACAGTAACCTGACCTCTCTCCCCAGAGAAGAGCTCATATCTCTCAAAGACATAAAGACCCAGCAACCCATAGCGCTGAATATGCTGTGGATCAATACCGACCGCTTCAAGAGCGACAACGAATCATGGGGAAAGATGACAAGCAGGCGCGATGTGCTGGAGGAGATCCTTCGCCCGCTCGGCCTGCGCATCATGCAAAAAAACGGGCAAATCCATATCTATGACATCGATTATCTCCGTGACCATGTCAAAATGCAAAACAACATCGTCTGGAAAGGCACCGATGCTTACATAAGGGGCAGCGAGACCTTCGGCTGGTATGAGGTGTCGTTTGAGCATGATGCGGAAGAAACGCTTGCTGAAATACGGCCGGACAGCTTCGATGTCGGCGAAAGATACGGCACCATGTACCACGACGATGACTCTGACGAGACCGGAATCGGTTTCTATGTCCAGCTTAAGTCAGGGCAAATCGATTCCGGTATTGTTATTCCTGGAGCCACAACCCAATGGCGCTATTTCAACACCAGGTCGTTTTTGACCTCCAGCGATGACAAGGGATATGCCTGGCGAGTGCGTGCCTATGACAGAGTCCATCCCTCACAAATCCCGCCGCTCTATCTCGGTAACGAGACGGTTACGCATATTGCATCATCTGCGGGATCCCCTGTCGCAAGAACAATGTTCAAGATAGAGTCGGGCTACCTGCCCCTGGTTCCAGACAATGACCAATACCAACTGAGAATCAATCTCGATCTTCTCCTTTCGCCCAAACTCAACCCGTTTGAGGGCGATGGGGACTGGAATGTCGAATGGTCTAACCAAATACCGTCATACAAGAATTGGAAGGAGAAATTGCTGCAGGTTTATGTTCCCGTTAAGCTGGAACTTCTTGACGAACAGGGTGATGTACTGATGCATTATAGGAACACCAACAGGAATGGTTATTTCCCTGTAAGTTCCGGACAGGGCCAATGGGAAGCGGGAAGCGGTTCATACGGCGATATGCTATTGGCCTACTATAACGACGGGCTTGAAGAAACCGCCCTTGAAGGATGGGCCACCAACAAGCAAACCATGAACGCGTCCATAAAGTACCAGCCATCCCTATACAAGAAAAGGGCCGATGGAGAATATGTCCCCATGCCCTCGTCCGCCGGTGTTCTCAGACTTTCTGTCAGCAACTGCGTCTTTTCACCGAAGCAGGTGGAAAATCAGATGCTTGTCAACTTCAAACAATATATCTGTTGGCAGATGTATCGCAACGCCAAGATAACGCTTGTCAAGGCCGATACGGTCGACGACAGCATCAATACTGATTCTCTATATGAGAGAGACATGGTTGGTAAATATGGAGACAATACCAGCGAAACAGTGATGGCGGGAAGTTGGGACAAGGGTGTAGCACCTTCGTCACGAGGTCTATTTTTCGACAGCAACGGAATTGCATTCGAAAAATTCCTCAAAGATGGATATATAAACCCTGCTACCCTTCAGTATCATCGCCTACGAAGTCTCGAAGACCAGACTTTCTATATACAACCCATTATTTCAGGCTCGGCCGAACTGGATGCCCAGTTCTTTGCCAAGCGCGAACGGAGCACGTCCGGAGTATTCCTCGTCACAGGACTCAGGCAAGATCTGCACCAAGCCACCGAAAAAGTGACAATGGCCCGCATCGCCAATGTCGGCGGATTCTGCTATGAATACTCCTGGAGCGATGCAATTTGTGTCATGGAAGACTCATTGGTGTACGGGTATGATTGGAGCAATCCAATATGCGTCAAGCAGCTCGTGCCTTATTCTTTTGCTTGGAACGACCCCATTTGTCAAGTGATAGACAAGAAACCTAATCAATAAAAACCAACCGAAATGTCATACATCAACACAGGCTACGCACGCAACAAGACTCTTACAGTTGCAAAAGGGAGTTATTCCCACGCATACGACCTATGCGCCGGCTTTGTTTGGGAAGGCAAAACCTATCGGTCGCTTTCCAACGATGGCTTTGCCCAACTATCGGACGCTGAATACGAACAAAGGAGGGAAGCCTTCATCGCGTATGTATATTCCCTTGAGGAAGGCCTTCAGTCCGACTGCCCGGACATGACCGTTGGCAGCGTGGAATACAACACCACGCTTTGCCCGCTATCCAGTTCTCCGTCACAAGAGGAAGAATGACAATTTCGGCGGTGGCCACAGAAAAGGCCTCCGCCTCCAAAGTCAGGCCCTTACCCCTGACAACGACAAAGGTGCCAACACACCACGGCAGAGGCCGTAAGCCTCTCGGTGTGTTGGCACCTATTATTTTGTAAATGTAAGGGACTGCAAAAATAGAAAAAAACGACAACCTATAACAAACAAAGATGAATTACAAAAAGAAAAGCTACACGTACCACCCGCAATACGGCATCGTGGTAATGTGCACAGACGAGCAGAACCAGATAGACACGTTCAATCGTCTGAAGGAATTGAACCTTGGTCTAAAACTTAAAGTTGTAACGGTATGAAAATCGAAATCAACCACACATGCGAAGACTTCACCAGCTACAGGGCAGAGCGCGTGAAATCCCTCTTCAACGCCGAAACGGGCTACCAATGGCAGCACACGGCAGAACTGCCCATCGAGAACATGGACTGGCAAATCGGTCTCATCGTCGGAAGGTCGGGAAGCGGAAAAAGCAGCATCGGAAAGGCGATGTTCCCTGGTGTCCCGCTCTACGACCTTTATGCTGGATGGAACGAAGACCGTCCCATCATCGACGACATCTGTCCCGATGGTGACTTTGACGCGGTGACGGGTGCACTGTCAGCCGTCGGCCTTGGTGATGTCCCGGCATGGCTGCGACCGTTCAAGGTGCTTTCAAACGGCGAGCAATTCAGGGCGGGGCTTGCACGTCTCGTTTGCGACAAGCCTGAAATCGCCGTCGTGGACGAGTTTACCAGCGTAATTGACCGCCAGATTGCCAAGATAGGCGCGGCGGCCTTTGCGAAGAGTTGGCGGCGCGGGAAAGGCAAAACGTCCTGCTCACTCCGCACTTCGATGTGATTGAATGGTTGCAGCCCGATTGGGTTTACAACACAAACGAGGCGCGGTTCTACACCAGCGACTGCCTTCGGCAAAGACCTGAAATCGAACTCTCAATTTACAGAGTTCCGGGAACGAAATGGGGTTATTTTAAGCCACATTACTATTTAGATCTGCCCATGCCCATCGCGGCTCAGTATTTCATCTGCTTTGCCGATGACGAGCCTGTGGCACACCTTGCCGTTTGCCCGATGTTTCAAGGTGGACACTACCGGGCCACGCGCCTCGTGGTCATGCCGGAGTGGCAGGGCATTGGTGTGGGCACGGCTTTCTTGAATGAGGTTTGCAGGCTTCATCTTGAGGGCCAGGGACGGTGTGGGCGCAAATACACCACGTTGTTCCACACCTCGCATCCGCAACTCTGCCGTGCGCTCAGGAAGTCGCACAAATGGGTGCAGGTCAGTGGTGCGCTGAAGTTCGCCGACAAAAGCAAGTCCATCAAGACGCTCAGCCGGTCGGCAATCAATGGCGGCATGAAACACGGGAGCGGTGGCTTTGGCGGCCATTTCAGGGCGGTACAAGGGTTTGAATATATAGGAGACCAGGAACTATGTTAGTGAGGATATTAGGACAGACCACAACGCAGGCGTATATTGCCGCGAAGGAGGTCGTGGAAAGATGCGGCTGCACGGTGTTCCATGATTCGATGGAGTATCTGCCGGACATGGAGATAGACCTGAACATCGCGCCGTTGCTGACGGAGAAGATCCCAACAGATGTAATCAAGGAGCCTCGCTTAGGCACGCTCATCTTTCATCCGTCACCGCTGCCGTATGGACGCGGTGCGGCATCCATCAAGTGGGCTTACAAAAGGAATGAAGCCGTGACCGCCGCGACATGGTTCTGGGCTGATGATGGCCTTGACACGGGCAATATCTGTGAGCAGGAAATCGTCAAAATAGACCACACCGTCAAGCCGCGACAATTCTACGAGCATGACATAATCCCAGCTCTTTGTCGAACGCTTGAACGCTGTTTAAGCAGCCTTCGAATAGGTCTTAAACGCGAAATAAAGCAGCAGGGCAAATACGCCACATTCGACAGAAAAGAGGGCTTATAA